TCCACACCGACACCGAGCGCGCCCGATCGCCGGCTCACGGATCGCGAACACGCCGAGCTGATCGCGCATGACGTGGCACGCCTCACGAACAACCGACGATAAAAGGGCGGCGCGATGTGGGCCAAAGTGGATGACGCGTTGCTTGACCATTCGAAGGTCTTCGAGGCCGGAAAACGCATCGGCAAAAACGGGCCGGCGACGGCGCTCGGCTTCTATATCGTCGGCCTACTTTGGTCCTCCAAACACCTGACCGACGGTCGAATTCCAATTACGATTATTGAAAGTTTTTCGCACGTAAATGATCCGCTTTCTGTAGCAAAAGCACTCGTGCACGCGGGACTGTGGGAGGCGAATGGGGACGATGCTTTTTTCATTCACCATTTCAGCGAGTACAACCTTAAAGCCCGGCAAGTCAAGCAAAAGCGGCGACGGGACCGGCTGCGCAAACAAGCCGCACGCGGGGCGAAAGTCTGAGGTGGTTTGTCCGCGCGGAATCCGCGCGGCGTCCGCGTGGAATCCGCGCGGAGTCCACGGCGCTCGCGCGCGCGCGATCCCGTCCCGTCCCGTCCCGTCCCGTCCCGACGTACGGAAACAGGTAATTGCTACGTACCGCCCGGATAGACGGCGCGCGATCAGCGCGGCCGGATAAGTAGGGCGCAGGTACCTGAAAGAGTGGTACTCCCGCGATGATTGAAACGGATTTCGGCAGCTTCGAGCGCGCGTTCCGGCGCGCCTCCGCTGCCACTCAGCACCGCTGGAAAGCGATCGACGACGCGGACGTCGTGCGAACGTATTTCCGCTTACTCGAAGGCTGGCCGCTCGAGCTCGTCATGCAAGCGTTCAAGACGTGCTGTCAAACGCTGAAACATTTCCCGAAAGTCCCTGAGCTGATCGCACGGCTCGAGGCCACGCGCCCGCTCGAGGCGCCGAGGTGGCGACAAATGACCCACACCGAAAGTACCGAACAGGCGCGCGCCGCGGCGATCGGCTTTCAAGACGAGCCGTGTCGCTGTCTCGACTGCCAGGCCGCCGACGTGACCGATCGCCCGGTGCGCTTTGTCCCGACGCTTGACGGCGAGCTCGAAGAGCGCGCGTTCAATCCGCAACGCGCGCGCGTTGAGCTCGTCGGCCATTGGGCGCACGGCGAGGAGCTCCGGCGCTGGTACGCGGCGCGGGATGCCTGTTTCGCGAAATGGCAACGCGCCGCGACACGGTATCCGCATTTGGTCGGCCGCGGCATCGCGCGCGAGCTCGTCGGCGTCGGCGCCGAGCGCGAGCCAGGCGAGGAAGGCTGAACCGATGCCGGACAAAAGCTGGAAGGCCTTCGAGCGCCGCATGTGTCGCGACGTCGGGACCGAACGGATCCCTGTGACCGGCGAACGACACGGCGCCGACGGCGCGACGGCCATGTTTTGTTTTCAATTCAAGCTGCGCAACGTCTTCCCGCTCTGGCTCTGGCAATGGGTCGGAGAAATCGCCGGCACGAGCGCGCAACATGGCAAGGTCGGTGTGCTCGTCTTGAAACGCCCGCGGCAACGGGACGAAGACGCGCTGGTCGTTCTGCGCTGGAAAGATTGGATCGATTTACATGGAGGCCAGGAATGAAACGCACAAGCACGAAGCCGGCGCCGCGGCGCCCGCGCTCGCAAGATTTGCCCGGTATGGAGGCGCGCGCGATCGCGCCGCTCGAGGCCGCCGCCGCCGCGTATGCCGACCTGCGCGATCGCCGGATGGCGCTCTCGCGCGAAGAAACCACGCTCAAAGCCGATACCCTGGCGCTGATGAAACAACTGCACCGCGAGGTGTATCAACGCGACGGGATCGAAATTCGGATCGTCGCCGGCGAAGACGACGTGAAAGTCAAAGTGAAAAAACCCGTCGACGACGACGACGCCGACGAGGCCGGCGAGTAATGCGCCTCCCGTGCTGGCTCGTCGGGCATGCGCCGCTCCTGACGCGCCGCTTCGACCCGCCGCCGCGCATCGTGTGGATCTGTCGGTTCTGTTTGAAGGATCTCGGCGCCACTGTGCTCAACGTCACGATCTTGCCGTTTCGATCCGCGGACCCGCGCGAGGAAAAATCATGCTCACGCTAACGCTCTTGCTCGTCCTGTCGGCGTTTGTCGTCACGCTCGCGCATGCGCTCGGGAAGGCGCCGCTCTGGATCGCGGTGCTCCTGATCATCGTCGCGCAGCTCGTCGGGTATCTGCCGATCCGGTAAATGCAACGCCCGCAGTCGTACTGCTCGCAACCGGGCTGCACGCAGCGCGTCGCGCGCGGCGCCTGCGCGCAGCATGCCGGCGATCGCGAACACGGCCGCGCGAATGTGACCGTGCGGCGCTGGTACCGGACGGAACGCTGGCGCCAACTGCGGCGCGTCGTCCTGCGCGAGGCCGCGTACGCCTGCGCCACATGCGGCCAGGTGCAAATCGATCTCCACGTCGATCACATTCACAAGCACGACGGCGATCGCGCGCGGTTTTGGGATCGCGCGAATCTGCAAGCGTTGTGTCCGAGCTGTCACAGTGCGAAAACCGCACGGGGCGCGTAATGCCGAAACCGAAATTGAAGGCGCCGCAACGCGCGCCGTCGGTCCCGCTCGAGGCGACGCTCGCGGCCGTGACAACGGCGCTCTTCGATCTCGATGGCGTGCGATACAAGCTGCTCGATCTCACATGGACGCTCAGGCGGGAGGCCCGACGTCAGGCCGAGCTCGTCGCGCGCGAGCGGCGCACAGCGAACCGCGCGGACGGCCCGAATCGCGGCAAAGTCCGAACCGCGCGAATTCGTCGACCTGGCGCACGCGCCCGCGGCCGCTGACCGGGGGGAGGGGCAAGGTTCGCGCGACGAGGCCAGGCGAACCGCCTCCGGGGCTTTTAAGCGGGGCGTCAATTTTTTGGCGCTGGCCCGGCCGTCAAATAATTGACGCTTCCTGGAGAACCTAGGCTAGTCTAGGGGCCATTCCTGACCATCCTGGCCGGCCGCGGCTCTCCGACGCTGAACGGCTTCGCCGTGGCACCTGGCGTAAAGACCGCTCAGACGGGGCCAGGATGCCCCAGGAACGACGATCGGACCCGGACCCGACCCCAGGCCTACCCTCCCGACACTTCGCGGCCCTGGCGGCCTCCTACGCGGCCGCTGTCCTCTCCGGGCGACAACTCGCGGGGCGGTGGGTCCGGCTGGCCTGTCAACGCCAGCAACGCGACCTCGATCGCGAGTGGGCGCAGGATCCGACCTGGCCGTTCACGTACGACCCGGCCGCGGTGCAACGCGTGTGTGAATTCGTGGAACGGCTCCCGCACGTCGAAGGCCGGTGGACGACGCCGACGATCGTGCTCGAGCCGGCGCAGGTGTTTCTCCTGGCGTGCTTGTTTGGCTGGCGGCAGCGGGCCGATCCGACGCGGCGCCGGTTTACGGTGCTGTATTGGGAGCTCGGGCGCAAGGGCGCCAAGTCCACGTTGATGGCGGCGATCGCGCTCTTTCATGTGCTCGAGGAAAACGAGCCGGGGACGCACGTCATTTGCGGCGCGACGACGGGATCGCAGGCGCGGATCGTGTTCGACATCGCGGCGGCCATGGTCAAAAAAGCGCCGTGGCTGCGCGCGCGCGGCCTCGAGGCGTACCAGCACGCGATCCGCACGGACGATGGCTGGATAAAACCGATCAACGCGAAGGCCGCCACTCAGGACGGATTAAATCCATCTGTAATAATTTTGGATGAAAGTCACGCGCAAGATTTTGCGTTGCACGACGTCTTGAAATCGGCGCAAGGCGCGCGCGCGAATCCGCTCCTGTTGTGTCCGACGACGGCCGGGTACGACCTGTTGTCGGTCGGCTATGCGCTGCGCACGACGATCACGAAAATCCTCGAAGGCGTCTTCACGGCCGATCATTTCCTCGGGATTATTTATTCGCTCGATGCCGGCGACGACTGGCGCGAGGAGCGGCTCTGGATCAAAGCGAACCCGCTCATCGGCATCGCGCCGCGGCTCGATCAGTTGCAGCGCCAATGTCTCGACGCGCAGCAAACGCCGGCCCTCGAGGCCGAGTTTCGCGTGAAGTGTTGCAGCGAATGGCAAAACGCCGCGTCGACGTGGCTCTCGATGGATGCGTGGGATCGCTGCGCCGATCCGACGTTGACGCTCGAGGCCTTTACCGGCCAGGTGTGTTGGATCGGCGCGGACCTGGCGCAGCGCGACGACCTGGCCGCGGTCGCGCTGCTCTTCGCGCAGGGCGATCGGCTCGTCGCGTTTGTGCGCTGCTACATGCCAACCGATGTGATCGCGGAACGCGCGCGGGCCGTCCCTGAATATCGCTTATGGGAGGCGCGCGGGGAGATCGTCTGCACCGCGGGCAACATGATCGACTATGCGCGCATCGAGGCGGATATCCGCGAATGGGCGAAAGCGTTTCGCGTGCAAGATATTTGCTTCGACCAATTCGGCGCCTGGCACATTACCGGGAACCTGAGCGCCGACGGCCTGCCGGCGCGGACGGAGCTCAAAAACGCGCGCACGACGACGCCCGGCGCGCGCGAGCTCGAGGTACGCGTCAAACATGGCCGCTTCCGGCACGACGGGAATACGTGCTTGCGGTGGATGGCGTCCAACGTCGTCGTGTCGCGCGGCGTGGATGATTCGATCGTCCCGAAAAAAGAGCGCGCCGAGTCGCCGCACAAAATCGACGGGATCGACGCGCTCGTGTCCGCGATCGGCGGTTGGACGCGCGCGGCCGTGTCGGTCCCGCAGTACGCCGTGATGGTAGTCGGATGAAAAAACCCGGCCGGCCGCCGCTCGACGTCGGGGATCCTTCCGTCGGCGTGCATCTAAAACTCCCGTCGAAACAGTACGACGCCGTGTCGCAACACGCGTCTGCCGCGCGGGTAAGTATTCCCGAATGGATTCGGCGGGCGTTGCCGGCGGGATCCTTAAAATACCCAAAATCGACATCGAAATAGATCCCGATTGACAATCGGCGCCTTCCATGGATCGCGCCTATTCGTTGCTCGAGATCAAGGCCCTCGACGCCGAGCGCCGCACGTTTTCCGGCATTGCCTCCACGCCGGAAGTCGATCGCGCGGGCGATCGCGTCGACCCGGCCGGCGTCACGTTCCGCGAGTCCATTCCGCTCCTGTTTCATCACGACACGCGACAACCGATCGGCCGCGTCAAGCTGACGCGCACGCCGCACGGGATCGCGTTCGAGGCGACGTTGCCGGTGATTGACGAGCCCGGCC